TCTGCTGTTAGCGCATCGCTAGAACCATAATAGTCCTTCCAATCGCTTTCAATTTTGCCTCTAATTTTCTTTTTCTTCTTTTTGCCGTTCTTGAGTGTAACTGTTTTATAAGTTGTTTTAGCGAACTTTGCTAACTTTTTGCCTATATACTTGCGCCCAGAGATGACATTAGTAATAAGATATACGAAACCGATGTAATCTTCGGAGATTTCATTAACTTCTTTCTTCTTATAGTACCATGTCATCAGGTACTTATTTTCTTGGGCCTTCCTATCATGCCTTTTCTGGCTGCTTTACGTTCGTCTCTTTTTGCCTGTATTTCTGTGCGCCTTAAACTTGCTTCATTACGTATTTCTGATAGCCAATATCGTGCTCTAATACCAGCTTCGTCTGAGCCTCGGTATTCAAAGCGATCCTGATACTTAAAGTATTCTTGGAAAGCACGAATCATGCGATCATGGCTGTCTGTACTCATTCTATAATATCAATATCATTGCTATAACTAGTAAATCCGTTTTCTTTAATAACCTTAAGCACATGATTAACACGGCTTGTTAAATCATCTCTATGACTAATTAAGAACACATTTTTATTACGTTCACGAGTCATTTTCTTTAGTACTGCAATACTAGATTCTACACCGCTTGCATCCATTCCTGAATCTACAAGTTCGTCAATGAAAAGTAAATTAATAGGATGATATAAGTTTTCCCAAACATCACGGAATGCCCAACTCATAGAAAGAATTAAACGATTGCGTTCTCCACGACTCAAGTTATCAAAATCTAAGTCTTGTCCTAGTTGAGTAATAATAACCGTTAAGTCATTTTGGAATTCAACGATATGCGGTAATCCAATTTTGTCTAGATAGTATGTTAGGCGTTGATTTAAGAAAGCCAGGTTCTGATCAATAATACGTTTACGTACAAAGCTGTCTTTGCTAGTTAGAAGTTTGTTTAAAAATTCTTGATGATCTTTAATTCTTATTAGATCGTTAACAGCTTCCCAGTTGATCTCTTGCACCGCAGTTTTTTTAAGCTCTGCAATTTGTTCTGCATATGGATTTTGCTCACCTTCTTTAATCTCTAACTCTTTTATTAAACTGTCAAGAGTATTTTTATGATTGAGTGCTTCTTCTAAACTGTCATATTGAACTTGTGGGCACACTCCTAGTTCCCCAAGTTCTTTAAGAGCGGTGGTATTTTCAATCCACTGTGTATTATTTGAAAGTGCGTCAAGTGAAGTTTGTTGTAGATCTTTACGTTTCTTTTCTAGCAATTCAACTTGTTTGTCATCATGAAATCCTTGACCGCAACTATGACAAGTGTGATTTTCTAAACTTGCAATGTCAGCCTTAAGTTTATCAATTTCTTTGTTAAACTTAGTTTCGTCTAATTCGCAACGATTGATCAAACTGGTAAGTTGATTAATGTCTCTACGTTTTTGATTGTAAACTACAAGCTCTCGGTGATTAGCTACTTCTACTTCTGCATCAATTGTGTTAAGAGTGTCAATGCCTTTTAGAATATTTTCAATGTTTTTCTCTTTGGTATCATCCCACATCTTTTCTTTTCGTTCCAACGCTTCAATACTTTGTTGAATGCGATCATTAGATGCTTTGATAGTTTCAATGCGAGTGTTTTCTGTAACAATTGAATCTTTGGATATTTTAATTTGTTCTTTGAGAGCTTCTGCTTTTTCGGAAAGCAAAGTAATTCCAAGCAGTTGCTCAATGATACTTCGTTGATCCGCAGCTTTCATACTGAGGAACGGTTCAGTGTAAGTATTCAATGCTACAAGATGCTTGAACATGTCATGACTCATGCCAAACAGTTCTTCAATAGCTTTTTGAGTTTCTCTACTGTCGCCTTGGCTTTCGTCTTTGTCGCCCTGTTCTTGTTCTTGCCCGTTAATACTGAATTTTAAAAGATTAGGTTTACGTCCACGTTCGATGTGATACTCAATGCCATCCTTTTCAAAAGTAACAGTAGTAAGCATTCCTTTGCCGTTAATTTTGTTAACTAAGTTATCTTTCTTGATATTAGTAAGGGCAGTTCCATAGATGCCGTAGCTAAGACCGTTAATGATAGTAGTTTTACCAGTGCCATTACGAGCACCACTGTCGTCTCCGTCTAAGTCTAAGTTTTCACCTAGTACTAAAGTTAATTGTCCTTTGTCAAAATCAATAGCTTGGGTTTGATTTCCCACGCTCATAAAATTACGTACTGTTAGATTTTTAATCTTAATCATAAATTTCTGTAAAGATCCAATAATAAGCCACGGTCGTAAGTTTCACTATCAATGGCGTTGATTTGATTCATAACAATTGTATCAACACTTTCAAAGTTGATATCAATTGGAGCTGCATTTGATTCTACTTCTACTTTTTCAGGTATAAGCATCAGCTCACGTAGATTATATTGCGGTACAAACGTTTCTTTAATAAAGTTAGCTTCTTCAAAACTGATAGGTAGGTCAATAGTAACACGACAATGCATTTTATCACGCAGTAAGCCTTCCGGATTATCAATAATTTGACTTAGTTTATAAGTTCTAAATGTGGGCTGATTGGGCCAAGTGTGAAACTGTGGTGTTCCACCCCACTCTAATATCATCATACCGCGATCATCGTCACCGGCATCCGCATAGTTATGGGGAAATGCATTACCAATATAATGTATGTTTCTGTTGTTTTGTCGTTTATGAAAGTGTCCCGTAAACACATATTCTTGATTGACAAAATGTCCAGACTGGATAGTTCCGTGATCAGGCATCTGCACCATAGCATTCATATAAAAGCTAGGCAGTTCTAAGTGACCAAACATATAACGACTTTTAATGTTTGGAATAGTTTTCCACTCGTCGCCAACCAGCCAAGGCATAATAGTAACGTCGCCTTGTGTGAGAGTTTCTTTAATGGGAATTACATTAGGAAACAATCGCATAAACTCGATAGAGTTAATTTCACGCTTGTCTTTGTAGAACAGGTCATGATTGCCCAGAATAAAATAGACTTTTTCAAAACTCTGACTTAGCTTTTCTAGATTAGAAACAGTATAGTTCATAGTACTGACATCAGTAGTACTACGATTATGATGCCAATCTCCTAGAAAGATTGCAGTCTCGCAACCCTGTGCTTTAGCGGTATCACAAAACCAAGACACGAAATCTTCGCAATCTTGATTATGTGTACGACTACCAGATTTTAGACCAAAGTGAATATCAGTGAAGCATGCTGCTTTTTTAAATAGATTCATCGTAACATTATACCATAAAAATTAATATAAGTCAATCAACATTATTCCGAAGCATCGCCGCTAGTATTACCAGTATTACCAGTGTAACTACTAGTTCCACTGCCACTGTTCTGTCTAGTCCACGATGGATTCATACCGTTCATTTCGAGTATGTCGTCTCGAATATTTTGATTGCGTTTTTCGATGTTAATGATCCTAACAAATGAATTTGTAACAGCAGCAGTATAGTAAGCAAAAGGATTATCAGATTTGCTCTCATCGAACTGTAGACCAATTTGAGTAAGCTGTAAAATTGCTTGCCCCCGCATTTCATCATTATAAGTATATCCACGGACGTTCCCCCTAGTTGCATATCTCTCGCAGAGTTTAATAAACATACGAGCTAGATCATTAGTCATTTGACCGTGTTCTTTGTTAAATGCCCCTGTAGTTAAATCGCCCTTCCAATGACTTTTCCCCACACAGATTAAATTATCGTTGTCATCAAATTTCCAATGCTGGAAAGGAGGAAAGTTTACTTTTTCGTGACTGTCGGCAGTATTTTTTAGAGTCTTTTTACGACCAGGAGCAAGCGGTACGTGTTCAAAGGTCATTATACGAAAAACAACATCTGCTTTTTTGACAGTTTTATAATCAACTTCGAACTCTTTTAGACTACGTTTTGGCCCAACAGAGTTTGCTAGTTCGTGCGCTTCCTTGCCCATTCGAACTGCTTTGTTTCGTTTAGCTTCTGCAATTGTACGAATATTAATTTTTTCTAATGAAGGAACAATCAGATCGTATTGGTGATATTCTGGGTTTAAAAAAGTGCAAAATGTATTTTTACTTCGATGTATTTCTTTTAATAAGTCTTTATTTGTTAGATATTTTATTTTTGGCGGCTGCGTTATAGTCATTGATTCCTCCTGGGATACATATTATATTAGCATATTTTTAAAGTAATAAATAGAGAAAACGGAGAAATTAAACAATGTCTTTGTCCATTAACCCACTGGCTAAATTGGTAAGCTCAGTAACTGAAAGTGTAGCTTCTGCCTCGGCTCAGGCCGGAGC